GAGGGTATGTACTGGTCTTTCCATTCGACACTTTCATACAAAGTTACACATTCACGCTTATTATCCGATAATTTATGACCGATAACACGCTCTAATTTTTTTTCGTTACGAAAGTCACCAACCCGCAAATCTTTACTCGAAGGACATTCCGGTATAACTATTTCCTCTTCTTTATTTTCTTGATTATTTACCTCAGGTAGAGCCGGCTCGGGTATTTCGGGTGTTTGATCGTTAGTTAAAGGCTCTTCGACCATAATTAAATTTTCCGGCGTGTAATCTAAGGGGAAAAAACTAGGGAACGGAAAGTCGCACGTCGTAAAAACCCCGTTAGGGTCGTCTAATAATAAGTTTCTATTACCAGTATTTTTTATATCCCTATGTTGGTAAGTACAACCGATAACTTCTATATCTAAATTTTTAACCGAGTGATTAATATACGGCGTATAGATAGG